AACAAAGCCTCTAGGACTTACACTTAAATCTTGACCTTGGAATATCCAAGAAAATTCTAATACAACAGCAGGTGGTATTTTTGGATTTGAACCTGATTTTATTTCTATATAAGCATAGTTAGTTGCAGATGTATTTCCTGTTATTAATCTATATTGTGCAAATGAATCGGTTGTATTATTTACTATTGTAACAGTACTTCCTATTCCAGCAAAGTTTATTTGCCAATTATCTGCATATAACCCAGTAAAAGGTCTGAAATTTCCATTAGATATATAATTATCAGCCATTTTTATATCGTAATTATCCTCAACCCTATTAAACCCTTTTTTAAGCAATTTGGTTTGAGAATTATTTATAAAATATAATCCACTTGTATTTCCTGTAAATGCCTGAATAGTACTGAGAGTATTTAGGTTACTACCACTTGCAGCAACTGTTCCTGTATAGGTATATTCTGTGTACCAATTATTCTCATTAGCAAATTGATTAACTGCTACTATCCACCATTTGCCACTAGCTTGAAATAATCTACAACCAAATGATTTAACAATATTTGATAATACTGTTAAACAACTAATATAAGTTACACCTGTTTCTATAAAAGTCCTATAAGGTAGATAGGTTTGATTAAATGGTTCGCTATAAGAATTAGTAGCTCTATCAGTCATAGTAGTAGCATAATAAGAACATACTGTCATTATATTAGGATTACTAGGGAAGCCATTGCTATTTAGACACAATCTAATAAAATAAAGTAAAGTATTTATAGAATTAATATCAATAGATGCTGCTATTGGCAAAGGTATTTTGTCTAGCATACCTAATCCATCAATGGCATTAAATGACATATTCTTACGACCTGTAGAATAACTAATACTAGCACCATCACTTAATACCCACCCTGACCATTCTAAAGTAGCATCTAAGTAAAGTTTAGCAAAGTACTTTCTATCATTTAATGTCGTTAAATCAGGGATATTAGCAATATCATCAGTAACATCTATTGTTACTCCTAATTGACTAGCGAATATTGGCTCAAATGGATCATCAGAATTAGGTATGTATTGTAAGTTTAAATTCTTGCCAGGGTATTCAATAACTGTTGGTGCAGAACCTAAGTCCTCTTGTAAATACAAATAAGCAATATTATTAGCTCTTGTAGCAAACGTAAATTTATATTTATTATAATATGCCATTATGAGCCTCTTCTTAAGTTTAATGATGTTTCTGACCTATTCAAAGCTAACACTAAATCATTGCCTCTTAATACAAATTGACCATTATTATCTCCTGCTGGAGTAGTTTGTATTGTGTTAATTGCATTAGTTGCTTTTGTTGCATCTGCTCCTGTTCCAGCACCTCCACCAAATAACCCTGAACCTAATCCCATACCTCCTGCAACCATATTGCCAAATGTTGCTCCTAGTTTTCCAGCACTAACTAAACCCAATGCTGACATAATTAATAATGCAATAGAAGCTGCAATTATTACTTTTACTAATTTTTTAAGTACATCTTGAAATGCTTTTGATAGCACTTCTCCAATATCTGCACCCTTTTCTAATAACAAGTCTAAAGCTGGGCCTAAGGCATTCATAATACCAATCCCTATTTGAACAGTCTGAGCCATTAATTTATTAGCGTTATCTAATGCTGCCTTAGTTTGTTTTGTAGTTAAATCAATAAATGCTTTATGTCTATCTTCATTAGTCAAAGTATCATTCATATATGCTGCGTTTAAACCAGCAGCCATATTTTCTTGGGCTATTTTTATTTTTTCATAACTACCCTCTGCTTCATTAACCTCTGTTTGATATTGTTCTTTAATCAAGGCTAAAGTCTTTTTTGACCTTTCTGCTTGATTTCTAATTTGAAAAGCTAATCTATCTTGTTCCTCTTTTTCTGCATTTTTAATATCTTGCTCAAAACTATCTGCAATAGGGCTTGTGCCTTGATTCATTCCCAACGCAGCCCTCTTCCTCATTTCAGACATTAATTTATCAGTCTTCTTAAGATTATCTTGGTATTCTTTTAAATTCTTTTTTCTTGTAGCATCACCTTCTTTGTCATCAAATGTCCCAAAATTAAGAAGCTTTTTAGCTTCTTTCGCTTGTTCTCTAAAAAGCTTCATAACCTCTTGAGCAGCTACGGCTGATTTACCAAAGCCCTGAATAGCCTCTTGTTGGTTTTTTACACCTGCCTCATATAATTTTTTTATACTCCCAGTAGCAGCTTCAGTTAAATTACCAAAAATATTAAATTGATAAGCGAAAAGCTTATCGATGTTATCAACAAAATCCAATGGTTTTTTAAATGATGCAATTAGCATATTTGCAGACTCTTCCGCTACTTTAGAAGCAGCGGTGTTAGCCATATTTAACTTAAATATGTAATCAATATATTTATCTCCTTGATCTATTAAGGAAGCTTGTACTTCTTTAAATGTTTTTAATTTACCTAAGGATTCCCCTATTGTATCATTATAATCTTTGACTGCTTTCCTTTCTAAGTCTTTTTTCCCAGCAGCCTCTGCTACTTGGTCGTTTAATAACATTACTTGTGTCTTAACTTCTGTATAAGAGTCTTTGGATTTTTCTAAAATTTCATTGAATGACTTTTGTTGAAGCTCTGCTGCTGTTATAGAATTACGAAATTTAATCATACCATTATCCACGGCAGTAGCAAAAGCAATTATTGCTGATGTAGCTAAATATATACCTCCAGTCATCCCTGCAAAGCCTCCTATTACAGCAGGTAAGTTATTTTGAATACCTCTAAATCCATAAGGTAAATCTTGCAATACTAAAGCAAGATTAGTATATTGTAAATTTGATTTCTTAACAGATGCCCCTGCTTCTGTCATTTTAGAAGCTAGTGGCCCTATTTGAGAATTTAATTGTTGAAATCCTACACTAGCAGTATTAACACCATTTTTGGTCAATTCGACCATAGCCCTTTCCATAGCTTTTGTAGCCGTTTTTGCTTGTGATGACTCAATACCATATAATTTAATGGCATTAGTCATAGTATTAAAACTATCCTTAAACTTATTAGCTATCTTTTGAAACTCTGCACTCGTGCCTGTAAATTGGCTTTTAATTTGTTGTAATGCTTCCGTTACTTTAGAAAAATCTAAACCTAACTCTAAATCAAATCTATTATCTGCCATTATTTTATCGGTTTAACAATGTTATATTTCTCTAGTACTTTTTGTAATTCTTCATCTGTCATTACTCTTTGCTTCACAAAGTTACGAATATCACAATTTAACTCAATTAAATCCTCAGGTTTAACTTTTTTACCTTTTGGTAATTGAATGTTAATTAAGACTGTTGTCTGCCATCTAATCTTAATCCACTTCTGTTCTTCTTCGTGTCTTTGACCATACCACACAAAATCCAACTCAGCCATCGTCATCTCCCAAAACAAATGGGGGAGCACTTTGCACTCCCCCATTGTATATTTCTCTATGTCAATCCACTCTAATTTTTTTTTACTTCATCTTTTTTACTTGACTTTGTAGGTGTTGCTTCTATTCCACTATTTAAACTATCTGTTAGTGCTTTCATAACATCTTGGAACTTTTGACTTCCCATTCCTCCCATATCATCTACCCAATCACACACTTCAATATCAGTAAAGCTTGGTGTTATACCTTGTGAGTATAATGGATATTCAGCAGCAGCTTTCAGTAAGTTAATAATAGCATCTAAAGATGATTGCCCACTTAAAGCCTCTCCTATGTCAGAAGGCCCTATGCCTTGTAATTGACAGAATCTTTTAAGACTCCACGTACAAAAACGCATCGGTATCTTCTTTCCATCGGAAAGAGTTAATTCAAATTGTCCTCTCATATGTTTGGTTTTATCTTCCGTTAGGAAGGTTGTTTTTGGTTAGTTTGCTTAGTTAGTTGATTGAGTCAATGCTCCTGTTCCTTTGAAAGAAACTGAGTATGTAACTGGATTCTCCATATCAGCAGTTATATCAACACTTTCAATAAACGCAGAACCTGACCATATTGAATCACCTGTAACTGGAGTTACACCATTAAGCGTTGAGTTGTCTACTGTAGTAAATTTAACTGAAACTGCGGTTCTAGCTACTGCTAAAGCGGTTAGTTCAGATGTACTTATATATGTAGCAGTAGCACCTGGTACTACTGTAGCTAAGCCATCAGTTGTTAAAGACCAAGACTTTTGTCCACCAATCTCAGTAGCCCATCCTAAACTTTCTTTTGTAGATGCATCTGGAGCATCTATAGCTATGCTTAAAGAACAAGAAGTAGAGAATGCTATTACTTCCGTTCCAATTAGAACTACTAATGAAGTTCCGTTAAATACACTTGTTGTTGCCATTTTATTTTATTTTTTCTTTTATGTTAATTGATTTAAGAAATGATCCATTGTTATTACCCTTCTAAACACATAAGCCTCATTTACATAGTCAAAGGTAGCAATATTACTAGCAACCATACAAGTGACTATTTTAAAGTTAGGTGATGTATCAGGATAATTAGGAGGTCTAACTCCTATTATAGCTAATAATTCATCAGCATAAGTATCAACAGTTTTCTGCCCTACTTCTCCTGCTTTAAAAGTCCTATAAACTATGTCAAATTGGATTGTAACATCAAATGCAAATGTTTGCTTGTTGCTATTATCCACTTGTGTCTGACTGCTAATAATCAAAAAAGGTGGCTCTACAGTATCAGGTGCTATGGTATCATATGCAACTAATGAATAAGAGGCCGATGCAAGCTTGTCAACATAAGCTTTCCTTAATGTATATCCGCAGTCCTTCATTTTTTACAAATTTAACGAAATATATTTATATTGTTATCGTCTTCAATTTATCTAGCATAATGCCAAGTTCTATGTCAAAATTATTAAACATAAATGGCCTATGTGGAGAATTGACTAATTTAGTTCTTCTAAATGTAGCAGCATACCCTTTTAGCTCATTAGAATTTATATTAGCATAAAATGGTATATAAAAACTATTACCAATATTACCTGTACCAAATTCAACGTAAGGAGCATATCTAACTGATTTGTTACCAGCACTAATACTTGCCTTACCATTTGCAAACGACCTATGTGTAATAGAGTTTTTTAGTTTACTAGACTTGACTGGCACATCTCTTTTAGCTCCAGTTTGTATATTTAAAATAGCTTCATCAATAATATACTTAGCTTGAGTATTTATCTTATCAGGTGCTTGTGAGAATCTTTTCATTAAAGCATCTACACCAATGATTTTAGCATTGAAATTAGCCATTACTTAAGAGTTGCACATCCGATTAAATAATATTGATTTAAGTCAGCTTCATTAATAATGGAGTTAATCATATAAGTCCTTGATTTAAAAGTAATTACAAGAGCATTAGTAAATGTCTTGCTAGTTGTATATCTAATTCTAAAGGTAATCGCATCATTCAAGCTGTCTCTACCTGTTATATTAGTCTTAGAATTGGTATTAGAGACCATTTCAGCCCAACAAACATAATAGGATACTAAAGTGTTTACGAACCCTCCAGCACTATCAGAAACGCTTGTTTTGCTATTAAATGTAATCCTATTTTTTAATTTTC